TTATCTCCCTTCCAAAGCAGCCTGGGGATGCCGTTGCGTTGGCAGATGTCCACCAGCAGGTCAATGAGGGACTTGTAGGCCGCGTCGGAGACCGGCCACGGGTCCTTGGCAACGGTGTTCGCCACCTCAATGGTGACGGCCCGGTTGTCGTTGCTGGCGGAGGAGGTACACCACGAACGGTTGGCCTCGTCCACATACAGACCGATGCGCCCATCGCTGCCGATGCCGTAGTTGCTGCTGGCCTGGCGTTCCTTGTTCTGGAACAGTTCGCCGCAGCGCTCCACGGACAGGTTCCCGGCCATACAGTGGATGGAGATGGTGTCGATGGCGTGCTTGCGCTTGCCGGAATGGTTGGGGGACAGCTTGGTGTAGCTGACCAGCGGGCTGTTACTCATTGCCCGCACCTTCTTTCAGAACGCCGTGGTTGAGTTCGTAGACGGCGGCCTCAATGAGCGCGTCGATGCGTTCCTCGTCCAGGGTGATGCCGTGCTCCGCCAGCCAGTTGAGGACGTAGGCTTTCTTCTCCTCGCCGCGCCCGCTGCCACGGTAGATTTGCTCCGCCGCCGTCACAGCGATTTTCACCCAGGCATTGATCTCCGCCTGCTGCTGGGCCGTGGTCCGGCTCTTGATATAGGGGATGACCACGGCGGTGATGACGGCAGCCACAAGGGCAGCCGCCGCTTCAATGATGGTCGTAATATCCATGATGTGCTCCTTCCTTTACTCCACGATTTCCCAGTCGTCGGCCAGCATATCCGCCTGGCTTGCAAGCCATCCCATTTGCACGCCGGAAGTGCCGCAGAATGCGATAGCCTTGTTCCCAATGGCCGCGTGCTCGGCATTGACGATTGTGCCAGCCGGGGACGTGTAACTGATGGCAGAGGCCAGCTCAATGTGCTGGTTCTTTCCGTTCCAGCCCGCCCGTCTGCACTTCTTCCCCTTCTTCATGGCCTCGATAGCCAGCCCGAAGTTCATACTGTCGATGGGGCGGTACGCCGCCTCGAACACGGCCTTGGGGCTGAAACTCTCGTAGCCGTCCGGGTAGCGGACCTTATAGCCCTCCTCCACGGGGTCCATGCTCTTGGGGGTTGGCTGGCCCTCCTCGTAGACCCTGACGCCCTTGCGAATAGCAGGGACCGCCTCAATGATTTTCGTGCCGATATAGGTTTTCATTTCGATTTCCTCCTTTAGCAATCTCGTTTGATTTTCTTCTCCGGTGCGTTGCTCTTGCCGAACACCACCCCGTCGTTGTGCTCGAAGATGTTCTCCACCACCTTGAGGACGTTCACGCCCAGAATGGTCTCGATGGCCTGCTCGGACAGGTCCACCACCGGGAACACTTGGCCCAGGCGCACCGTGGCGTACA